TAAAATATATGGACCAACTTTTAAAGTTCCATATCAAACACAATATAATGACATAACCTTGACATTTATCTGCACAAATGATTTCTATGAAAGGAAGTTATTTGAGAGATGGATGGAATGTATTCACCCATCGGATACAAACAACCTAAGATATCCAAAAGGTGAAACAACTCGTTACCTGACCAATATTAAAATTATTCAATATGATGATTTTATTAAACAAATTTATGCGGTAGAATTGATTGATGCATATCCAATTGGAGTTAGCTCACAAGCATTAGCTTGGAGTGAGGACGGATTTCACAGATTGGGTGTGCAATTTGCATATCAAAAATATCGTGTATTATATGACGGCGAATACGACCTTCTTGCCGCAGCGGGTGCTTTATTTGGCACCAGATTGATACCATTCTTTAATGATGCAGGACAAAAAGTCGGCGATGTAACTAATGGTGGTATCGGAAGAATATTATTTTAACTTATGAGGAATTACTATGTTACCTAAACTTGATGTGCCGATTTACGAAGCATCTTTACCACTTTCCGGCAAGCAGATTCAATTTAGACCATTCTTGGTCAAAGAAGAAAAGATTCTATTGATGGCAATGGAATCAAAAGATGAAGACGCTTCAATTTTGGCTATTAAACAAATTATCAACAACTGTGTTTTAAGTGATATGGATGTTGAAGATTTACCAATTACAGATTTGGAATTTTTATTCCTAACACTCAGAGCACGCTCAATTGGCGAAGTATTAGACTTACAATATAAGTGTAATAACAAAGTCAAAAATGAGACTGGTGAAGAAGTGGAATGTGGCAACCATGTTAAGGTTGAGGTTAATCTCTTAGAAATTAAACCTGAGATTCCAGAAAACCACAATAAAAAAATTGAATTAAGTAAAACCATGGGCATGGTGATGCGTTATCCATCATTTAAGACCATGACTAAAACAACTAGCACAGATGAAGTGCAGAAACTTATGGATGTTTTAGTTGACTGTATCGATTACATCTATGATGCAGACGATATTTTTTATTCTAAAGATGTACCGAGAAAAGAGTTAATAGAGTTTGTTGAGGGTTTAACCCGTGAACAATTCTCTAGTGTCCAATCATTCTTTGAATCATTCCCTAAGATTAAGAAGACTGTAAACTTCAAGTGTCCAAAATGTGGATATAATGAAGAAGTCTTTTTGGAGGGTTTGCAAAGTTTTTTCGGATAAGCTTTCGCCATGATACATTGAAGAACCATTATGACACAAACTTTGCATTGATGCAACATCACAAATATACCTTAAGCGACTTAGATAATATGTTGCCTTGGGAACGGGGAATATATATTGCGATGTTAGTCAGTCATATTGAAGAAGAAAATCAAAAAATGGAACAAGCGAAAGCTAACAGAAGAAGATAAAAAAATGGCAAATTTTACAGACCTAGTAAGAACACAAAGACAATCTGGTGCAGGTGTAACCAAGTCTCTGGCATCGGCTGCTGGCCAACGGATACTCGAAAAAGTAGATATTCGAAATTACCTATTCAGTAGAACAGGTATGATGACTGCTTTATTTCCTGGTCTAAAAGGTTATCAAGCTGGTGGTAGACCAAACTCTAAACAACTTTCTGGCCAAAGTTCATCAGGTGGTGGTCTTGCTACTGAACAAATAACCCAACTGTCAGATAGTATCGATAAACTAGGTGTTCAAATTAGTATTGTAGCTAAAAATTCATATAGTCTGCCAATGATGAGTAGAGATATGAATGTCATGCGCCAAAACATAGTTAAATTAGTTAAAATTAGCGGTGGAACAGCTGCAACAAAAGCAGATATGTTCTTTATGAAATCTAAAGACCGTGAAGCTTCATATGAGAACCAATTTAATCGAAGCAGAAATACATCACCTACAGCTGTAAATTCATCAGCACCAGCAGATAAAGAAGGTTTCTTTTCTGGTCTGTTAAAAGGTGGATTTGCTGCTTTATTACCACTATTAGTAAAAGCTGGTTTGGTTGCTGGTTTGGCTGCAGCGATAAAAGCTTATTTTGATAATCCAGAATTTAGAGAAACTATCAATAAAGGTGTTAGAGCTGTATTTGATACCATGCTTGAATTTATGAAAGAACATTGGCAGGAAACATTAATTGCTCTTGCTCTTTTATTCCCAAGAACTACTCTAGCAATTATTGGTGAAGGTTTGAGTTTGCTTGCCAGCGTGTTGGGTGCAACTGCAAAAGGTGGTGGATTAGTTTCTTTATTCAGAGGTCTTATTGGTGTATTAAGTGGACCAGTTGGTATTATTGCATTATTAGGACTAATGGCTTATGGTCTATCTGAATGGATTGAGGCTAATACCGAATGGGGTAGAAAGGCAAAAGAGAATCGTGAAGCACAACCTAAAGACTTGAAAACGATTGAAGACCCCGATTCAAAAATAGATTTGAGAAAGCCATCTAAGGCGGTCAAAGATATGACCTTTGATGAGGCTGAGACTGAAGCAGAAAGACGAGCTGTAACCAGAGCAAATGATTTGTTCATTAAAGGCGGCATGACAATTAGAGATGCTCAAGGCAATCTAACTGATGAATACAAGAAAGTATTGTTCACTTATCGTAAAGAAGCTAGACAAGAACTTAATAGAGAAAGAGAAGGACAACCAGGACTTCAAATTCAAGGACTAAAACGAAAAGGTGCATCACCGATTGCTGCTCCAGTGGTACCAGCGGTTGCATCAACTTCTCCTTCTCCAGTTTCCGAAGATGGAAAAAATAAGAGTGAGCCCGCAAGTCAAAATTCACCAACAGTAATTCAATTAGCAAAAATTCAAAGTAAAACAGGCGCTACAGCAACTGTTAATGCGGAGTATGCTGGAAAATTCCAAGCTCTTATTGATTATTTGGATAGTATCGATTATCCAATTAAAAGTATCCATGGTTATAGCGATAGAAATATTAAAGGTACCAACACTAAAAGTATTCATGCTTACGGTGCAGCTATTGATATTAATCCAGAAAAAAATCCAATGGGTAAAAATCTAGTAACAGATTTGCCTCCATCTGCTGTCGAGTTTGCTAAAAAATTAGGATTAGGTTGGGGTGGTGATTGGACAGGTGGTCAAAAAGACCCTATGCATTTTAGCGCTGATGTGAGTGAGGGTGGAAAACTTGTTGCAATTCAAAACAGAAACAGTTCTGGTCCAGTTCTCGCATCCAATGGCAACGCTAGACCTAACGGTCAAGTCATTGCTTCCAATTCGGCAGCAATAAAAGACGGAAAGAATGACACAACTAATGGTAATCAAACTGTTAATAATGTCATTAATAACCAAACGGTTGCTCAGGCATCTGCTGGCATTCCTGCAAGTGCATATGACACCGACTTGATTAGATATCTACTAAGACCAGTTACATAATAAAAAACCCCGCACAAGGCGGGGTCTAAACTAAGTTCTGAGAAAGGAACTTTAGTTTATTCTTGCTCTGCGAGCGACTTGAAATAATCCAAATCTTCATCATCAGCAGCAGTTGACGCATGTGCTTTGTCAAGCATAGAAGTGTCATCAGACAATTGTGCTACTGTGTCAGCTGCCTTGGTACGAGGTGCAGGTGCACCGCCATCAAAGCCAAGAACTTTCTCAAGGCGACCCTTGAGTTGGTCGTATGATTTGAATTTACCTTTTTCGGTGAATTCTTTTAGACCAAATTCTTTCTTCCACAATCCTTCAAGTTTCTCATCATCACCATCAAGTAATGCAGACTTGTCAGCAAATTCTGACTTGTCATAGTTACGATAGCCTTCAACATTACGAATCTTCAACTTGAAATTAGCACCTTCCCACATATCAAATGGGTTGATTGCTTCTTCATCAGCAAACTCAGGATTCATTGCTTCTGTAATCTTGTCAAAGATTTTCTTACCAAACTTAAACAGTTTGATTTGACCTTCATTTGACTTATCAGCTGGGTCGGAGATTACCAAAATATTGGCAACATAACTCAACTTACGCTTTTGCTTACGAGCAATATCTTTATTTGCTTCGATGCCTGAATTCCACAGGGTGTTGTTGTGTTCACAAACTGGACACTTCTCATTTAGAGTTGTGAGACAGTTATCAATGAACCAGCCGCCAGGACCTTGAAAGCCATGACTGAAGGTACGAACCCATGGAAGTGCATCATCACCATCAACAGCAGGTGCAGGTAGAAAACGGATAACGGCCATGCCATTACCTGCTTTGTCTACTTGGGGTTGCCAGAATCTGGTATCATCTTTAGAGCCGCTCTCAGCGGTCTGTGTGGTAGCTTCAATCGCTTTGGTCAATTTGTTCAAATCGGTGCGATTGCGCTTTAGGTTTGCAAAACTACTCATAGTATTTCCTTTCGTATAACGGAGTATAAACGGTGTATTAACGACTTATCCACAAAAACATATTATATCAGGTATATAGTCACTTTGCAAGCAGAACTTTCAATTTCTCAATAGTTTCGCCTGCATCCTTATGAAGTATACCGATGCCACCAGCCTTGTTAAAGGCAACAATAATATCTTCGGTATCATCAATAAGAATAGAGTTGGGTGTGGCATAATCAGTTTTATGTTTACGACCAGGCACCACATTTGGTTTAAAAGCTATACCTTGCTTTTTCAACCAAACTGTTTTCTGTTCAGCTACCAAGTTGTGAAACTTTTCGCCTCCAGATGAAGTCAACAGTTCAACTTCAATATCTTGCTCACGAATAAACTTGAGCAAAGTTTGTCCACCAGGAAACCAATCTAGTGTTTCAAATTGTTTCGAGGTGCAGAAATCAGTCCAGTTATTACTGAACTCTTTCCTATTCCTGCTTGACGCAGGAGATTCATTATATAGTTCTTCCCAGCGTTTCTCAAAAAAACAGAGAACGCCATCCATATCAAGGTAAATTTTATTAATCATCATTCACAACTTCATAAGTAACATCGTAACCGCCCTTGCCATAAGTCCACCAATCATCTTCATCCATCCAATCAAAATCTAAACTGATATTTTCATTGTATGCATCTTCAATGATTGTTTCTGGAGAAATGTCGCCAGAAATTAGGTCTGCCAACTTCTGTTCAATTTCATCAACAGTAGAATCAGGATAAATGTCATTTAATGTGTACTCATCAATTTCAATAGAATATCGTTTCTCAACGGAATGCCATTCTGATTTAACTAGAGTAACCATTAATCAATCCTTTCAAATTCAGGCTCACAAGCAATAATCATTTCTGTATCACCTTGTGTCCAACCATCTTCTTCTAAATCCATCCAAGAATTTTCATCTAACCACTCGACCATTGCTTCTTCCTCTTCTTCGGTGAATCCTGTGAAGTCGTGTTCTTCCCAACAACCATCGGTACATTCAACCATTTCAACAGAATATTCACAATTGTAAAGGTCTGTGCCATCTACAATATCTGGAGGATTATCATCTTCGGTTTCGCAGGTGAATTCTCCCCAACGCCAACCAGTTTCAATCATCATTGTTTTACCATCTTTATGATAGTAACAACGCTCTAATAGAGATTTTTTCCAAGTGGGTTTAATAGACCATAGTGCCATAATTATTTACTCTTGTATGAAGTTCCAGTATTAAAGAAAGAATAGAGTACCACAGAGGCAATCCATGTTTCAATAGAATATGGAATTGCTACAGCAGGGAACAATGTATTTACTGCCCAAATAGCTGCAAACGGGATACAGATAAGAAGAACAAGTGCCAAAATCAGAATGACTACGGCAGAGGGAGTAGTTAATTTCATATAATCACCTTTTTCAAAATCAGTTTGTATTTTACTACATCTTTTGGTAAAAATGCGGCATACTTTAAGCACTTTCGCCTAAAGTCAGGCCATCTAATGGTATCGGCAATTTTGTTTGACCACATCGGAAAGAACCCAAGTATTTCATTAAGTATACACAAGGTTTCAATTTGTGTTTCTTTACGCAATGTCTTTGTCAACAAAACAGGGTAATCACCAGAACTGGAAAGTATTTCATTTGGGTCTTTACACTCATCAAATAACATTCTACAATCATTCTCAAAGATGTAAGACATTGATTGAATCACTTTCTGTCTCTGGCGATACTTTGTCTCAGCTTCTTCCGTCAACAAATCACCAATCCAACACTTATCACCCTCAACGAAATTCGCAACAAGAAAAGAAATTAATTCATCTTTATTTGAGAACTTACGAGACAACTTATAAAAGAAATATTTGTCTTTACGGTTCTCAAAAGAACTTACGCTAGAATTTGTCTTACCATTGTATTTGAAATAATCGTATGATTCTGATGTAAAGTGTAATTTGATTGCCTGATAAATTTCAAATGTTTCA